CTAGAGGTGGAATTAAAGAAAGTGATAAATCACCAAAATCTGATACACCAAACAAAGACCCCAAAGGTGAAGGAAGTGCAAAGGGTGATGCATCCAATACTCGTGGAGCAGAAGTATCACAAAGAGTTGAAGAGATATTACAAAAAAAATCAGATGAGTTTAATGAGAAATATAAAGACAAACTTGGTTATGGTGTAAATCTTGGAATGTTAAAGAGTGTATATCAAAGGGGAGTTGGAGCATTTAACACATCACATTCACCAGCAGTTAAGTCAGCAGAACAATGGGCTCTTGCTCGTGTAAATGCATTCTTATATATTGTTAAAAATGGTAGACCTGAAAATGCAAAGTATGATGGTGATAATGATTTATTGCCAACCAAACACCCAAAGAAAACTGAGATGGGAGTTCAGGACTTTGTTAGACCAGGTCCGACAGAATCCAAAGATGAGTTTATTGGTCGTTGTATATCCTATGTTATAAACGAGGGTAAGACTCAAGACCAAGCCGCAGGACAATGTTATGGTATGTGGGAGAATAGAAAGTTTTCAACAACAAGAGTTGGTTTTGAGTGGGAAACTTTAAAGACCCCTACAGGATTAAGAATGTTTAAAAATGAAATGAGCCGAGGTTCATTACCAATTATATTCATACAAGGATTACCAACTCAAGACCTTATTGATTTTACCAATGAATATCGTATTCCTATAACAGCAATCCAACTGTATTCATCAAGAGCTGAGAAGGTAGATTTGATTAGAAGAATGGAATTACCAAGACATTATGATTCAGATTTTAATGTTAGACAAGAATTAGGACCTATAGCAATTAAATTTGATTATGATATTGGAGGATTACCATCATACGAGAACTATCCATCAAGTGGTGATACGGACTCAATGTTGGTTGAACAAGAATTACCACCAGTATTATTTGAAGGAGATTGTGGTTGTGGTGTTGGTGGACTATTTGAGGGATTGGAAGACGCATGTTGGGAGGGTTATATTGCAATTGGAACAAAAATGTTAAATGGTCGTGAGGTTCCAAATTGTGTCCCAAAAGAAGAGTTTGAAAAGTTTCAAATGTTTCCTGGTCAAATTGGAATCATAGATGGAAATCCAATATTTGAGACCATTGAAGATGCTGAGAAGCACGCAACCATGATTGGTTGTGTTGGGCATCACTCACATGATGAGGGTTATATGGCTTGTGAGACACATCCTGAATCATTTGGTGTTGAAGATTATACTGAAGAAGAAATTGAAACAGTTAAATTGTTAAAGTTCTTAGCTGAGACTGACCTTGAAAAGTTTGAATCAATTACAGGAGCGATGAGAGGTTCAACAGAACAGGAAATCTACAGGAGAAACCACAAGACACCAACCATATATTTCAAATATGAAAGAATATTATCAGGTTCACCTGACAGAGATTTCTGTGATTCAATAGAGAATAGGTATTTCCGTAGATTAGAAATAGATTTATTAAAAGATACCAATAAAGAATTTGGACATAATGGAGAATCTTATAGCAAATACTTATATAAGGGGGGGCCTAATTGTATTCACGCTTGGCGAAAATATTTGTTTCAAGAGAATAATATGGTAGACCAGGGAATGGCAGATGGAATTGCTGGTGTCCCACCAAAGTCATTACCAAACAACGGATACTTTAGTCCTGAAACAAAAAGAAAATCAGAGGTCGCTTATATCATATCACAACAGAACATGAACTCTGTATCTTATATGAAAGATATAGAATGTGTATTTGGTGATGTATGTAAACCAAACTTGAATAAAAATACAGAACAACTCTTTGCAGCAAAAACTGAAGAGAGAATGATATATACCCCATTGATGATACCGGATATTTTAATTCCAAGAATTGATGAGGTAACTAATGAAAAATATTACGTAAAATTTACACCACAAACCATTGTTACTATTAGGGATAAGTTCATGTCAGAATTAAGAAATCGTATGACCAACTATGAACATTCAGATAAAAAGTTTGAAGATTTGGTTCTCGTAGAAACTTGGATAATAAAAGGTGAAAAAGATAAATCATATGAATTAGGTTTTACACAAGAACAACTTCCTTTTGGAACTTGGATGTCAGCTTATAAAGTATTGGACACACCTGAAGGTAACGAGGTTTTAAAATTAATTAAAGAAAGAAAAATTCGGGGTTCCAGTGTCGAAGGCAATTTCCTACTTAATTTTTCAAGAGAAAAAAGAGACGAAGTTATTTTAAGCAAAGTTATTGATATTCTAAATTCTTTCTATGGAAATTAATTTTTTTCTGTCTTACAAACAATGTGATATTTATCTACGTAATATTTTGTATTTAATACAAAAAAACAAATAAACAAAAATAACTTAAAATTAATGATAGCAACAGAAGCATTAAACAAAATCGCTGACTTGTTAGGTCTTAAGTTTAAATCTGAAAAATTTTCTGTAACCAAGTTAATTGACAACATGACAACTATCACCAATAATAGTGAGTCCCCTTTTTCGATTGGAGATGAATTATTTATTGTTGGAGAAGATTCTATATTGAAACCTGCTCCGAGTGGAGAACACAAAACTCGTGATGGTATTCTTTTAGTAGTAGGTGAGGATTCACGTATTTCTAGAATTCAAGAAGTAGAAGAAGCCTCAACTGAAATTGAAGTGAACGAAGTAACAATGACAACAGCAACATTAGCAGATGGAACTAAGATTTTAACCGATGAAGATGGCAAATTTGAAGTCGGGCAAAAATTGTATGTAATCACAAAAGAAGATGAAAAAGTATCCGCACCTGAAGGGGAGCACACCACTGATTCTGGTATCGTCCTAACCGTAGATGGTAAGGGTGAAATCACAGGAGTGAAGTATCCTGATGAAACTGCAGAAGGTTCTTTATCACTTGAAGATTACAAAAATGAAATGAAAAAAATGAAGGAGGCGATGTCAGGAATGGTATCAATGATGTCCAAGTTCAGCAAGGAATTTGATTCCTATAAAACCGATTATGAGGATTTCAAGAACTCCCCTGTGTTTGATAAACCAGTGGCACGTAAGACCTTTGCAAAAGAAAATATTGCTGATGCGAAAGTTGCTTTCTTGAGAAATGCATTAAAAAAATAAATTAAATTAGAAAATAAAATGGAAAAGAAAATGTATAAAAAAGGTGAGGTATCATCCTTCTCTTTTAACTATGATTTAGCATCGCTTCCAACATATAACTCATACGGTGATGATATGTTGATTAAGGCGTTCTTAGGTTTGACGTTACCAAAATATTCATCTGTTAGACCAAACTTAAAAGGTACAACTGAAAAAGTAGGTTTCGTAACAAATGATGTTATTTTACAAGACCTTGCTTGTGGTTTTGACCCAACAGGAGACACTGTTCAAAATGTCGTTACAATTAATTTGTGTAATAAAAAAGTAAACCAACAGTTATGTCCTTACAATTTGTATGATACATATTTGTCTCAGTATTTAACTGATGCTAATTTCCAAGAGTCAGTTCCTTTTGAGGAAATAATTCTTGAAGATATCGCAAACAGAACTGCTAACCAAATAGAATTACAATTGTGGAGAAACTCTACAGCGACTGGTGCAACTGTTTATAACAGTCAATGTTTTGATGGTGTTATTAGATTGATTACTTCAGGTAATGGAGCAAGTCAAATTTCTTACACTGCTGCTACTGCAACAAATGGTTTAGATGTATTCACAACTTACTACCAAAATATCCCTGAGAATGTATTACACAGAGATGACTTAGTTATCTATTGTGGTTATTCTGACTACAGAGCTTTGGTAGCATCAATGAGAAACAACTCATTCATCAACTTGTTCACAGACCCAACTGGTATTGCTACTGAAGGTTCTGATTGGGGTGTTATCCTTCCAGGTTCAAATGTAAGAGTAGTTCCAACTCAAGGTCTTACAGGTCAAAGTAAAGTATATGCAGGTCCTGCACAATACATTATGGTTGGTATGAATGCTGAGATGATGACACAAAGAGCAATGTATGACCCATTTGAGGACATTGTAAAATTAAACTTACACGCTACTTATGGTGTGGGTGTATTCTCTGTTGACTCTTGGGTAGTTGCAGCATAAACTAATAAACCTTAAAATTAAAAACTGAAAAAAAAATGAGTTGTTATATAGAAAGTGGGTTTCAATTAGATTGTAGAAATGCAAGTACTGGTGGATTAAATGCGGTTTGGATTCTTGGAAATTCAGGAAATACAATTACTGCTTGGACATCTAACGCAAATGAGCAAATCACTGCGGCATCAGGTTCTGGTGTATTTTACAAATTTGAACTTACAAAACAGGGGTCTTCATTTACTGAAGATATTGGTGTAAACACAACAGCGCAATCTGTTGTATTCCAACCAACATTGGTAATGAACTTACCAAGATTAAATTATGAATTACGTTTAGTATTCCAAAATTTAGTAAATCAAAATAATATATTCTTTA